GTCAAGAGTAAAATTTACAGCGAAAAAGACAAAGAGAAGGTGGAAAAGGCCGATCGCAAGGCCACCTTCATGAATTGGCAGACCACCGAGCAGATGCCGGAATTTCGCTCCGAGTTGGAGCAGCTCAGCACGCAGCTCCCGCTGGGCGGCGGCCAATATATGAAGTTCATGTGGAACCAGCAGCACCGGCGGCCGCAGGCTGAATTTGTGCCGATCGACGATGTCTACTTGCCATTTGCCGCGACCAATTTCTACACGGCCGAGCGAAAGACGCACGTTCAGTACATCACCAAGATGGAGTACGAAAAGCGCGTCAAGGCTGGCATGTATATTGACGTTGACCTGGGAGCGCCGGAAGACCCGGAGTTCAGCAAGGCCAGCATTGCCAACGACAAGATCGAGGGCCGCAAGACCACCAGCTACAACGAGGATGGGCTGCGGACGGTCTTTGAAATCTACACCTATTTGGATTTTGATGACGGCGTCTGCCCCTACATTCTGAGCATTGATAAGTCGAGCGGCAAGGCGCTGTCGCTCTACCGCAATTGGGAAGAGAACGACCCCAACAAAAAGGAACTCGACTGGATGGTTGAGTTCCCGTTTGTGCCGTGGCGCGGCGCTTACCCGATTGGCCTGACGCACATGATTGGCGGCCTGTCTGGTGCGGCTACGGGCGCGCTGCGGGCTTTGCTGGACAGTGCCCACATCCAGAACATGCCGACCCTGCTGAAGCTCAAGGGCGGCCCTGGCGGCCAGACGATCAACCTCCAGCCGACTGAAGTGGTTGAGATGGAGGGCGGCGCGCTGATTGATGACGTGCGTAAGCTCGCCATGCCGATGCCGTTCAATCCGCCGAGCCCGGTGCTGTTTCAGTTGCTGGGCTTCCTGGTGGACGCCGGCAAGGGCGTTGTGCAGACCAGCTTTGAGAAGCTGAGCGATCAGAACCCCAACCAGCCTGTCGGCACCACGATGGCGCTGATTGAGCAGGGCATGGTGGTCTTCAGTTCCATCCATTCGCGCCTGCACAATGCGATGAAGAAGTGCTTTGGCATTCTGCACCGTATCAACAGCGCCTATCTGACTGAGGACGATATTGAGGCGCAGGATGCCGGGATTGAGATTGAGCCGTCAGACTTTGATGGGCCGCTTGATGTTGTACCCGTCAGTGACCCGGCAATCTTCTCTGAAACGCAGCGCTTTGCCCAGATCCAAGCGATCATGCAGCGCGCTGGCGCCCTGCCGCAGATGTACGACATGCGGAAGGTGGAGGAGATGTTCCTCCGCACCCTAAAGGTGCCAGCGGATGAAGTGCTGCAACCGCTGCCGGCAACCGAGAACATGGATCCGGTCAGCGAAAATGTCGCGGCCACCATGGGGCGGCCGATTTATGTCATGCCGCAGCAGGATCACATGGCGCACATCATGACGCACATGTCGTTCCTAAAGTCCCCGCTGTTTGGCAGCAACCCGGTGATCGTGAAGACGTTCCTGTATCCCATGGCCACCCACCTGCGCGACCATCTGCTGAACTACTATCTGGTGGAGGCGCACAATGCTGTGGACGAAGCCAGCAAGCAGGGCCTTATTCCTGACGAGGCTACCGAGCAGACCAAGGTAATTATACAAGTTCAGCAGTTTATTGAGCAGCAGCTTGGCGCCTTTGGTCAGGAGTTGGCGCAGATTGATCAGGCGGCGCAGCAGTTCAAACCGCAACCGCCGATGCCGCCCGATAGCAGCATGCAGGTCGCGCAACTCAATGCCCAGGTGCAGGGTCAGGCGTTGCAGCAGCGCGCCCAAGTTGATCAGGCGCGGATCCAGATTGAGCAGCAGAAATTGCAAATCCAGCAGCAGAATGATGCGGCCAAGCTTTCGGATCAGCAGCAGGCTCGGGCCGAGAAGTTGCAGGCCGAACAGTTCAAGGAAATGGCAGAGAACCAGCGCACGGCGGCTGAAGTGGCTGCGCGTGAGCGTATGAACACGGCGGACAATGACACCGCCAAGTTGCTTGCGGCGGCCGAGATGGCCACCGGCGAGAAGGTGGCGGTAAGCACCGGCACCGGGATCAACCCTGGAACTCGATAAGGAAATCACCATGGCCGATAAGCCGAAAGAGGGCACTGTTTCTATGAACAGCGCCTATGTGAAGCAGAAGCACCGCTTGGCTGCGGGCGAGAAGGTGGACGGTCAGTCTCTGCCGCCTGAGCCCAAGACGGAAAAAAATCAGGCGTGAATTTTGAAACCAAACTCCTAAACCGCCTCAAGGCAGAGCAGCAGAAATTTGCGGCAGATGCCTTGAAGCGGCCCCAACAGCGCGATGCCTTTGAGTACGGGTATCGTGTCGGTGTGGTTGCCGGCTACGAGCAGGCAATTGAGGTACTCTTGAAAATCCTTGATGAGGAGAAGAATGTTGACAACGACTTATGAGAACGCTTTGGGAGAGGCTTTCCCGGCAGTTAGCGCCGGCGTGCTGCCTTTCGGAAGCCGCGTTCTGGTCCAGATCCGCACAGCAAAGAGCAAGACTGCTGGCGGCATTATTCTACCAAGTGACACCAAAGACACTGAAAAGTGGAATACCCAAGTTGCCAAGGTGATCGCCCTTGGCCCGCTGGCGTTCAAAAACCGCGACACGCAGCAGACATGGCCGGAAGGCGAATGGTGCCAGCCCGGTGATTTCGTGCGCGTGCCGAAATACGGCGGCGACCGCTGGGAAGTGTCGATCGACCGCGACACCAGCGCCATGTTCGTGATTTTCAACGACCTGGACATCATTGGCAAAATTGAGGGCGACCCTCTGGCGATTAAAGCATTCATCTGAAAGGAGATGAACGATGTCTGACGTATTGAAGGAAGACGACGACAGCAAAGAAGAGATTGTCATTGTTGAGGATCAGGCTGATCTGTCTGACAGTGATGACGGCCAAGACGAGCGATCTGCAAGGCGGAACGACGACGAGGCTGGCGACGAGCGGCTAAGCATTCAGGAGCGCCGCCGCCAAGAAAAGATGATGCGGAAGCAGCGCCGTGACGAGGCGCGCAACCGCGATCAGGTTGAATTGGAGTTCCTGCGGAAGCGGAACGACGATCTTGAGCGCCGCATGCTGGCGCAGGAGCAGCGGGCCCACAGTCTGGACCTGAGCGCCTTTGATGGGGCGATTGCCAAAGCTGCCCAAGAAGCCGAGATGGCCGACAGGGTGATTGCCAAGGCGGTGGCTGCCGGCAATGGCGAGGATGTCACCCAGGCCATGCGCTACCGGGATCAGGCCATTGCCCGGATCCAGCAGCTCAACTTCCAAAAGCAGCAGGCTTCCCAGCAAAAGCCGCAGCCCCAGCAGATTGACGACCTGACGATGCGTCATGCTCAGGAGTTCATCAAGGAGAACCCTTGGTATGATGCCCAGGGCCGTGATGAGGACTCGGCAATTGTCATCGCGATTGACCAATCCCTGGCGAAGGAGGGGTTCAACCCCCAAAGTGCTGATTATTGGGACGAATTGCGCCGCCGGGCGTCTAAGCGGCTGCCAGAGCGGTTTGGCGATGACGGGCCCAAGAGGTCTTCTGAGCGGTCTGAAAGCCGCCGAGAGCCTCGGGGAGGCCCTGCTGTGGGGTCTGGCCGTGAGCATGCGCCGACCAGCACCCGGAAGGAGATTTATATCTCGCCGGAGCGGAAACAGGCCCTGATTGAGGCGGGTGTGTGGGACGATCCGGTCCTGCGGAACCGCTATGTGGCCCGTTATGCCGAGTATGACCGGCAGAACCGTTCTTAATTCTTGCATCTCTGTGGGTTATCTCACATAATTAACGCATTCGCTGAAAGGAGCGAATTATGTCTGACGAACGCTTTAGGAAATCTGCTGGTGAGGGCCGCGAAACCAGGGCGATGAAGGATCGCGCTGTGACCCAAAATCGCGAAATCTCGGATGACGAGCGGGTTGCGATGTTCCGTCAACAGTTTTTTCAGTCCTCTCTACCGGACTTGCCTTCGATCCCTGGCTGGCACACTTGCTGGCTTACGACCACCAATCCGCGTGATTCAATTCAGATGCGTATCCGCCTGGGCTATGAACCAGTTAAGCC